ATTGCGTGACCTAGTGATGTCCATTTAGCCATGAGTGACTCCTTACGTTAATCCAAGGATACGTAGGTATTATCCTTCTGTAAGGGCAAATAAAGCCCTTTGTTTTTTCAAGTTGCACTTACCACCGATCAACTTGCGGTTATATGAAAGACAATTGCAGAAATGTCACCATCACGAGATTGAATGGTGGTAAATCCTGGCTTGTCTGTAAGATCCATGCCACGAGGGGCAACGTATCCACGAGCAATTGCAATGGCTTTTACTGCCTGGTTTACGGCTCCAGCACCTACCGCACGAAGTTTTACTTCTCGTTTGTCGTAGATTGCGTGGGCGATGGCAGACGCCACAGACTGAGGGTTTGATCCTGCACTGACGCGTAAAAACGGCTCTTCAGCAGGAAGTTCTGGTGTAGTCAAGTTGTAGTCCTTTAGTTCGAGTTTGTGTGCCCATCCCCTGACTAAAAGAGTACATAACTATAGGCGAGGTTGATCCCTAAACTTAGGGTCTTCCATTTGTTTGACTACTGCCTTCTCAACATCGTCTTGAGTAGTTTTTGAAACAAGGCGTGCTATGGCGTAAGAGTCAGCCGCGTTATCATCGTTGAACTCGATGCCCCATCTCTTGTATATCTGCATCAACATCTCTTGCTTTTTGGCGTTCCCTTTGCCTGCAGCATACTTTTTGAGGGTCATTGGTGGAACTTTAAGCGGAAATCTGCGAGGATCCCCCTCATCAAACTGGTCAAAAATCGCCATACGAACTACGGCAGACAACTCTCCGAGCACCAAGGCAGCATGACTGGCAAGAACAGTACCTTCTAATCCGATGTCATCAATGATCCAGTACTTCTCACAGTAGTTCAAGGCGTCGATTAACCATTGACGAATGTCAGCCAATCTTTCAATCCCAAAGTAAGGAGATTTGTACACCCATGTGATGAACTCGGTAGGCTCATCGGTCGCAACAGCGGTAAACGCAAACCCTGTAAGGGACTGGTCTATCCCAATAGATACGAGTGAATCTTTAGGTATTGGTTTACCTTCAATTAGTTTGCTTGGCATTTAACAGGGGTTCCATTCTGGTATCGACTAGTTTTTCTAAGTCTTGCAGTGTTCCCCCGTTGTGTAGGACTTTATCCCACGTGTAACCTTTTAGTGCGTGTTCTGAGATGTGGTCATTAACAGCCTCAATTCCTGGGCGCTCAACTCTCCACAGTTCGCCACCACTTTGTTTGATCATTATGGCTTCGTTTTCAAACCTTACATCTGTTACCACATAGTGTGTGTTGACGTCATCCATTTGGCGCAGTGCAGCAATCACCCATACATCAGGATCAACGTGCTCTCGAGCAGCAACTCCAAGATTTTGAATTAAACGCCGTAATTCTGGAAACTGCCCTTTTGCTACATCCCAACCATAAGCGCTGACAACACCTTGAAGTGTAAAATCGGTTTTTAGTAACGGATTAACATCCCATAACATTTTTTTAATAGGGTCTGCGAAGGCAACGCGAGTAAAGTTGTACTTGCTAACTAGTACTTTAGCGATCTCGTCTTTACCAGAACGAGCATAGCCACTAAGTCCAATTATCATTACATTCCCCTCTGTCGTTGCTCTGATACCCTGCGTGTTATTTCTCGAGATACTAGTGTGATATCACGTTCATGATTATTTAAAATCATTTCGTATGTTTTACGATAGGAGTACGCAGTTTCTACCGCATCTTCTAACGCCATGATCTCTGGATCGATTGATATCTCTGCCTTTATTAAAGTAACTTTGTCGCCTTTAGTGGCTGACCCCATGCGTGATACCAATAACTTGCTTGATGCACGATCCAAAGTTAACTGAGCAGCACGCTCTTCTAATTGAGCCTCGGTTAACTTAGAAGCAAAAAAGTCAGCCCAACCAGTCAACTTAGTAAACAACTCCGCAAGTTCATCCCCACCTAAAGCAGTGATGTCATCAGGAATGTTCATACGCTCATAGCGTGGCTGTAAAGGGAGCGCTGCTGTCTGTACTACGGGATCAAGTTGCATTGCTTGCATCCGTTCTCTGGATCGTTATTGCACTTTGGCATTTTTCCAGACTCTACAGCATCGATGATCTTTTCAGCAACCCAGAAGACTCGTTCCACTGTTTCAAAGTCTGCTTTCACAGAGAACTCTTTGTAGGACTGGTCTGCCTTTAACTCGTACAGGAACACGATCTCTTTAGGAGCGTCGTCTCCATACATACGCCGTGCTAACTCCAAATACATCTGACCTTGTAAAAGGTGAGATCTAAATGGACGTCGTATATTCTTAAACGCTTTTGCAGCGTCTCCATCCGCGTCGGCAAGTAGGTCGGGGGCTTCAAAGCGTATAGTGCCAGCACCAATAGACTTGATCTCAATAAGGCAATCGTCTCCGATACCTTTGATCCATCCGTCTGTGTGTCCTGCAATACGCAACTTCTTGTCTATCATTTTTACTTCGCCGTATTTCAACGCACCACCACAGGAAGGGCATTTCTCTGGAGAGGTACCTGTGGTCACCTCTTTACAGTATACACATTTGAAATCTCCGTAAAGATTTCCCATCTCATAGAAATAAGTCTGCCACTTATCATGGATGTAGTGACCTTCATCAAAGATCGACTGCAACTTAAGTGGAGGTTTATCTCCTAGTTTCTGACCACCTGTCATTAGGTAGTAAGAATATCTATGACAGAAATCAGGTTTGATGATCTCTGAAGGGTGAAGCACCAAGGTAGAACGATCTCCCGCTGGGCGTTTCATCATGTAGCGCTCTACATCGCCGAGAAGACGTGTTGGCTTCTTCTTAGCATCTAAGAACTTTTGTAAGTCGTTTACCATTGGGTGCCTTTACTGTTGGAAGATATACTCTTTAAGAGTAAGAGTGGTTCTCTTTAGTTTAGTTTCTTTTTGCCATTTACGCTTCAAGGCATTCCGTTCTCGGTGACTTAATCCTCCCCATATACCGTGAGGTTCATCTCTAGAAACCGCATCCCATAAGCACTCAGACTTTACAGGGCACGGGTTTTTACCAGTCGCTCCTAGGCAGTACACCTTTGCTTTATCTGCAATGATCTTGTACCTTGCTTTGTCACGAGGAGGATAGAAGATGTCTTCTTCATCGGGTGATTTAGGCGCAGCACCAAAGCAGCGAGCGTCATACCTCCAGGAGTACTCTGGTTCATCAATCATTTGATAGGAGATTCTCTCTCAGTTCTAGGTAGTCATCTTCAGTAAGTATTACATAGTTCTTACTGTTAAGACTAATTCCGAAGATCGGGGTACGACTTTCTAAGATTGCATTTGTTACATTCTTTTCTAAGTCTACTGCTTTCAGTGTGTACGTCTTATTACCTGTGTACTTATGCTCTATGAGTAACCCATCGGCTCTCACATCGCCTTTTCTAGACCAAAAAGAACCTGATCCCGCATTTACACTTCCGCCTAATTTCTTAGCCAAACGCTTCTCATGCTTTTGAGACTGCTTCTGTCCCTCAGTCTTCAAGTTCTACTTTTCCTTCTTCATATCCTTTTAACAACCGAGGTGTAATGTACACAAGTGCCTCACGCCATAGACAAGTGGCACACCCACAAAAAAGATCTCCAGACAATGTCTCAGGGATGGCTTCTTCAGAAGTTTCCCACATGGCTTCGAACAACATATCAGTGTATTCTTCTACACCTTTTTGTAGTTCTTCAGCCCATGCTTGGTCATTAATAACAAATCCAAGTTTATTCATCTGAAGCCTCCATAGGGACGTCGTTTGTTTCAAATACTTTCTTTTGAATTTCTTCTTTCAGGTCAATCTCTTCACGAAGGCTCGCAATAACAGGCTCAATGCCCTGCCACTTACGTTCACCGTAGTAGTACCAACCACCTTTACGGATGATTATTTCTTTAACTACTGCAAGAGAAACAATCTCTTTAGCAAAGTCAAACTCTCCTGGGGCGCAGTCCCCACCTTCTGCAAAGTAAAAATCAAAGTAGGCTACTCGTTGAGGGGGAGCAGTTTTATTCTTTAGTGTACGTACTTTGATGCGTTGACCAACACGTACCTTGTTGTTACCAGAACCCGTCTCAATCCACTCATCGCGTCTAACTTCTAGTCGGGTGAAGAATGCGTAGTTCTTTCCTTCTCCTCCTGGAGTTGTGCGAGGGTCGCCATGCATGACGCCGATCTTCATTCGGTATTGGTTAATGATGAGACCTAAAACAGGGCGCTCATCTTCAACAAGAGACCGCTTCATAGCAGTACCCACTACACGAAAGAACTTGTTTGTAAGTAGTGCCCCACGACCCACTGTAGCCTCTGACATGTCCTTTTCCATTTCAGGGGCAGGGGAAAGAGCGGGAAGTGAGTCAATAACAATGGCATCAACAGCCTTGGATTCGGCAAACTCAATAACGGCTTGGTATGCCTCTTCCATGATGTTAGTCTCAATAACAATAACCCGAGAGGTATCCACACCGCACATCTCTGCGTATGAAGGAACCCACTGCTCTGCAGCGACCCATACAGTTGTAAAGTCAGGATCTAGTTCTTGGTTTGCTGCGATGGTCTTGAGAGCAAGCGCAGTTTTACCATGAGAAGGTTCTCCAATAAGTTCATTCCACTGATTACCAGGAAAACCGCCACCCAATACATAATCCAAGGTAGTAGAACCACTAGTGATACGAGGAATAAGATCGCTTCTAATGTCTGAAGCAACCACAACAACATTTTCACCAAACTTCTTATTAAGAAGAGCCATAACCTTCTTTGCTTCATCATTCATCTCTAAATTCTTCCAATGATCGTTTGCGGATTGTAATTGTTTGTTGCGTCATTTCCTAGGGCGCCTTTGGCATTGCCTTCAACTTTGGCTCCCGCTAATGACCCATATTTACTTCCAGATTGTTCTACAGGGTATCCGCACTCCATGCATCGAGGCTTTGCTCCTTGTACAGACATATACTTATCGGAACCACAGTCGGGGCACAAGTCTGTCTGAGAAGCACTTCTAGCACCTGCAACTGGTTGAGGTGCTTGCGGAGGTTGTTGAATAGGTGGGTAATTGTACTGGGGCTGTTGTGGTTGAACAGGTACAGGTCGTGATTGAGGAACCTGTGGCTGAGTACCTAGTTGCTTAGCCCACCAGTCTGCGTTACTCATTTACTTTCCCATGACTTTTCGCAACGGGTACATAAAATAGTAAATCGTTCAGGTGTCCAACTAATGCTGTACATCTTGTGCCCAACTAATTTACATAACGCTTTCATCGTGTTCCTTATCTGTAGGTG